ATCAATGCGCTGCAAGCCGCTGGTAAGCCGACTGAAGGCAAGTCCGACGCCGAGCTGATGGACGCATACAACCAGATGAAGGCCGAAGAAGCCACCGCCAAGAAAAAAGGCGATGAAGAAATCGACCCGGAAACCGGCAAGTCCAAGAAAAAAGAGCAGGCCACCAATAACGAAGAGATGCCAGCCTGGGCGCAGAAACTCGCCGATCGCGTGGACGTCGTTTTCAACAGCCTGAACGCGAACGCCGACAAAGAGAAAGGCGAAAAGCGCACGGCAGTGAAGCTGGCGATGAACATGAGCGATGAAGAAGTCGCGGATCTGGACGGTAAGGCGCTCGACGCCATGTACGCCAAGTGCCAAACCTCTTTCGGCCTGAACGGTGCATTCCGCCAGGCAACTAACACCCAATCAGTCAGCGAAATGCCAGAGTAAAAAATGGCTAAAGACGGAAAACACGTAATTCACGCGGGCGGTATCTTCGCAAACCCACAGCTTCACCGTGAAGGTGCTGCAGCCGCTGATACGCCTCCAGGTACGATTGGTTTCTTCGACAACACTACGAAGAAATTCACCGCCTCCGTGGATGGTAATGAAGCCGCGATCCTCTACGTAGCCAATTATGACTACCTGCGTTGCAAAACCGTAGACGACGTCATCAAGGCTGGCGACTGGGTTGTTGCTTTCCACCCAACCCCAGGCGTTTTCTTCAACGTGCCAGCTGCAGCAGGCACTTACACCAAAGGGCAGCCGCTCTCTGTTGCCAACGGCCGCGTTAAAGCTGTCGGCACTGATGAATCGGTCCGCTGCTACGTAGAAGAAGACCGCTCATACACCATTGCAACGGCAGGTGACCTCCTGCGCGTGGTCATTAAATAAGGAGCACCTGAATGTTTGTATTCTCCACTAAGCAGGCGACCGAAACCGGGAACCTCGAAGCCAACATGGCTCAGTTCAATGAACTGACGTTCGCTCGTAATTCCAGTGCTCAGGCCGTGGCAGACTTTATTGCTCGTACCCGTGTTCGCGGTGAAGCGGCAAATGCCCCGGTACTGGACGCAGTAAACGCAGTCGACGATATCCGCCGTCTGTACAAGGCCTGTGACCAGACCGTGCTGAAACAATTCGAACCGAATACCGAATTCACGCTGCTGAACGACCTGATGCCGCTGTCTCGCTCTGTTCGTCTGGAAGAGTCTGTTTACGAATACGCTCGCACCGGCGGCCGTGGCTGGGCGCATACTTCCATGTCCGGTCAGATTGGTGCTGCGCTGGATGCGAAGTCTTACACCTTCGATGGCACCATGGTGCCGATCCACGACAGCGGTTTTAAATTTAACTGGCGTGACCCGGTATTCAATAAAGGATCTGCGCTCTCATCCCTGGCGGATGCTCAGGCCGGTTCTGTGGATGATGTGCGTCGCCAGTATGTCGACTATATCTGGGAAGGCTTCCGCGATGCAGCCGGTAACTACATCAAATTCGATGACAAGACCTGGAAGGGACTGCGTCACGATGAGCGTGTGGCGCAGGTAACGCTGAGCGTTAACTTCGCAACAAGCACCGACCCAAAAGCCATGCGTGCTGCGGCGATTGCCCTGCGTGACGTCCTTAAGCTGCAAAACATGCAGTACGGGCAGCAGACGTGGTACGTCTCCAGCGAAATCATGTCCAACTGGGAACAGTACTTCGATGTGAACTCTCTCCGCACCGTGCTGGAAGAGATCTCCAAACTGTCAGGCATCGCGGCAATCAAAGAAGATGCTGAGCTGACCGGAAACGAAATCGTAATCGTACCACTGCAGGCTGGCGTGATTGCTCCTATCGTCGGCCAGGCCTTCGGCACCGTCGCTGATCCGCGTCAGTTCTACAACTCAGATTACGTTTGGCGTACCTGGGGTGCTGCTGGCCTGATGGTCAAGCAGGACATCAACGGTCACTACTCTGTTATTCACGCTTCGAGCTAAGGAAACAATATGGCACTCGTAAAGGTATTGGTAGCAAACCTCTTTGCCGGTGCCAGCCTTCAAAAGCTGGAGGCTGGACAGGTTTATGACGTCGATGACTCGATCGCTGAAAAGTGGATCGAGCAGGGTAAGGCGGAAAAATCATCTGACAAGAAGGGTGAGAAGCTCGTCTTTGAAGTGGCGACACCGTCTGCGCCCGTGGCAACCGGTGCATCAGATTTGCAGTCAAAACTCAATGAGGCGTTGGCTCAATTGGAACAGGCCCGGTCTGAAATTGATGCTAAGGATAAAGAGCATGCCGAAGTGATTGAGCAACTGAAGCAGGAAAGTGCAGTTAAGTTGGACGCTGAAACAAAACGTGCTGACGCAGCTGAAGCGGCACTGGCAGAAGCTATCAAGAAGGCGAAATAACCATGGCTGACCCAATCACAGCGGCAGACGTGCAGGCGTTCCTCGGTGAATTGGGTTACTCCATCCCGGGCGCGCTGCTGGATCCGATCCTCTGCGTGGTGAACAAAATTATCCCGTGCCTCGATGGAGCCGGGTATGACGAGTGCACAGCGAAGCTGATCCTGATGTATGCCGCGGCGCTCATGGCTACGTCGTCCGGCGCGCGCCGCATCAAATCGCAGGGTGCGCCGTCTGGCGCGTCTCGTTCGTTCGATTACGGTACCGACAGCATTACCTGGCTGCGCGACTCGCTGGCCCGTCTCGATACCAGCGGCTGCACCGGTGAGTTGCCGATCAGCGCTGGTAACAGCGTCGGCCTGTTCATGGTGGTCGGAGGCTGATGATGACGTACAAATCAGTTAAGCAAGGCCTGCCGCGTTCGTTTACCCGCGTATGGGTGATGACCGACACCGGGAGGGAGACTACCGGATACGTGAAGTCGGATGGCGGGTGGTTCATTAACTGCCCGCGCATCCGGGCGACTGGCGCGAAGGTGCTGCGCTGGAAGGAGGGCTGATGTCATCGGTAGCAAACTGGAGCTATACCGCTACGGCGACCATCTGGCGCAAGTTGGAAGGCAATAACGAATACGGCGATCCGCTGGGCTATGCCGAACCTGAGCAAATCCTCTGTGATTACGAGGGCGGGCTCAGCAAGAAGTTAGCCAGTCTGGGCGCCGAAATCGTCGTGAAGAACACTGTCTGGACGGAGTTCGCGCTGGCGGCCGCAGGTGATTATCTGATGATTGGCGTGTCAACCGAAGCCGACCCGGTTGTGGCCGGTGCCGATGAGGTGCGGCAGGTTATCCGCTATGGCGATACATTCGATCGCCTGACTGATGATTACGCCATCCTGACTGGAATCTGATAAACCTGTGCAATAATGGCCCAAAAAATTAACTGGAATGATAGGTGATGGGCTTTCAATATTGGCTTGCGGTATGTGGGATTTTCCTGACCGGCCCCTTTGCGTTTGTTCAGTCGATTATCTTTTTGCGACGAGGTGTCTATACAAAGACATTTAAGGGGACGACGCGAAAGGAGTACATCCATAAAGACAGCAAGCCTATTGAATACTGGTTCAGCGTTATTGCTCAAATGATTATTGGCGTTGTAATGATTGGCTTTGGATTCTGGTTATTAGATGACCTGCCTGCCTTTCATAACTGGCACACTGAAATCCGCGCAATGCTCCCTTTTTGATTCAACTTTAAATGACACCAAACCTCGCTCAGGCGGGGTTTTTTTATTGACTGGAGAAAACCATGGGCATCAAAGTGAAAGGCATCAGCCAGGCGAAGAAACACCTGAACGATATCATCAACGATGTGAGGGGGCGCAAGGTGATTCGCGCGCTGCAGTCGGCGATGATTCTCATCGGTGCGCGGGCGGCCTATTACACCCCAATCGACACCTCCACGCTGATTAACAGCCAGTTTCGGGAAATCGACGCTGGCGGGGTGTTCATTACCGGGCGCATCGGCTACTCAGCCAACTATGCTGCGTACGTCCATGAGGCATCAGGCAAGCTTAAAGGTCAGCCGCGCGCGCACTTTGGTATAACCAGCAACCGATCTGAGTTCGGTCCGCAGAAACCGAAAGAGTTCGGCGGCGGGACCGGAACAGGCAACTACTGGGATCCGCACGGTGAGCCCCAATTCCTGACCAAAGGCGCAAATGACGAGCGCGATAATGTTGACGCGGTGATGCGCAAGGAGCTTACGTCATGACACCCATGATGCACGAGCGGGTGCGCAACATGTTCGGCGATGCCGGGCTAACAACCGGCTTCACGGTGCAGCAGTTGATGTACGACGACCCTGACGACCTGTCGAAGGCGGTCATGGTATTCAGGCCAAACGGCGGGGCGAATATCCGCACTGACCTCGGTTCTGAGTATCACGTCCTGGTCGACGTTGTCGGCGCGAAAGATAAGCGCAAAGACGCGCTCAATGCTGTGCAGCGCATCGTCGATTACGTACAGGCCAACCCCATGGCTGACGAGTGTGTCGGCTACATCCAGAACATGGGCGCAATTCCCGCGCCGGAGCTCACAGAAGAAGGGCGAATAGTCTTCCGACTCCAGTTCGTCTGCACTTACGGCAAATAGCCATCCCAACCAAATAATCCGCTCCGGCGGTTTTTCTTTTATACGTCAAAGAGGAGTTTCACATGGCTAATTGCCAGAACTCGAACGAGCGCCTGTTAGGCGGTACGGTCGTGCTGGAAGTCGCCGATGGCTGCCCGGACGTCAAACCACTGGAAAGTGAGTGGAAGGCGCTGGCTGCTGGTACGTCGAAAGGCTTCTACTTCAACCCGAACTCGGTTACCTCTGATGCGGATGACGGCGGCGGCTATGTCGAGACCATCATCACTAACAGTGACTTCACGCTGAGCTTTGAAGGCGAGGTGCGTAAGAAGGACAAGCTGGATCAGTACGGTGTCGGCAAGTTCATCAAGTATTTCGCTGATGAACTTAAGGCTAAGCGCCAGCCAGGTATCTGGGTGCGCATGGACTACGGTCCGATTGAATTCATCGGCTACATGAACATTAACGCGCTGAGTTCTGACGGTGGCACTAACGATATCGTCACGTTCTCTACTGAGTTCAAAGTCGGTGACGCCAGCACCATCGAAGTGAACGAAATCACTGCGGTTGCGGTGACTGGCGTGACGGTAGCCCCGACAACCAGCACCGGCACGGCGGGCGGTACCAGCACTTTCACGGGTAACGTCGCACCAACCGGCGCAACCAACAAAGATTTCACTGTAGCGACTACCGATGCGACTAAAGCAACAGCCACCGCCTCCGGCAACACCGTTACCGTGACGCGTGTCGCCACCGGCAGCGCGCAGATCATCATCAACACCGAAGACGGCAACTTTGTGGCCGTGCATACGGTTACTGTTACCTAACGGACATTCCAAAGGGCGGCGTGCTGCCCTTGATAATGACCGTTTACTGGAAGGCCTATGACCGCTTTAACCGATATTGGCGAACTCTCTATCAGCGATAGCTGCGAAGGCGGGAAAGACTACCTGCTGCGGCCTTCATTCGAGGCCATGACCAGGATCGGCACTCCCGAAGAGATTGTGCAGGCGTACGCCACCATCCACGGCAATGATGTCGCTCAGCTGATTGAGGTTTGCGCTGGCACGCTGGGACGTTTTCCTTCCTGGCTATCCCCATCATTCAACCGAGCTGCTGAGAAGCTGTTATCAACGTGCATGCTGGTACTGCAGGCGTGTTGCGATGACGATCTGACGCCGATGATCGGAGAGTGGAAGGGGGGGCGGCATTGCGTCGTCTACCGACCCGGCCAGATGCCTAAGAACGACATCATCGTGCTGGCGCAGCACCTAATGCAGCACGGCGTCGTCGGCAAAGCAAAGGTTCGCCAGCTGCAGCGCCACGAAACAGGCGAGCGAACCACAGAGTTTAAGGCCTTCGATTACATCAGCGCTGCACGCAGCCACTTCGGCATGAATCGCGCAGAAGCCTCGCAGCTAACGATGACCGAGTTCCAGATGCTGCTGGCGGCGAAATACCCGGACCAGAAAGGCTTCACTCGTGAAGAGTACGACAGCATCGCCGACGAATACCTTAAGAAACAAGCCGCTCGGAGAAGTGCTGCGGATGTTTGAGATTCAGCATTTAAATGCAGTTCAAGCAGATGATTACTTGACATTTATTGTTTAAATGATTCAATAAGTTAAAATATCACAGATCACATGACCTTTAACTTTTAAAGTTGGCATCTAATGAAAATATCTGTAGTTTCTGATGGGAAAATACTAGTTGAATCTGGTGTATTTAATAGTATCGTAGCCGCGAATAATGAAAGTCAGATTCGATTCAATTACGATGGCTTATATATTAAGTTTCTGATAAATACCTATATTGATCCGCCGGCAAATATACCTCCCTATCCACTTCCTAATTTCCAAGGGATGGTTGAAAATGGTGAGGTTGTACTCCGTCAGCCAGTAAGATGTAATGATAGCAGCGGAGTGACTAATGGATATGCTGGTATGCTTGTACCTCTTGAAGTAGGTGTCAAGCATGACGGTAAAAAGATATACATGTCTTGGTCTATAAATATTATTAGAGCTATAGGCGGAGCATTGGTGGCTACTACGCATTATTCATTTTATGAGGATGTGTAATGGACAATAAAATCACACCCTCAGTTGGTTCACATGCTTCTCCTGAACACAAAGAAGTAAGACCATCTGTTAACAATGCTAGCTCTGGTGGAGAATTTTTACCCGGTACAATCGCTCAACAGATTGGAACGGGTGAGCATGCAAGAGACTCATTCATATGGATGACTTTAAAGTATTGTTTTTATCTTGGTGCCCTTTTTAGTGTGTGTATAATACTGGCGTATTTCCACTTCGTATTTGACATGAGCGATCCAGCTAAAATTGATATAGTCGCAGCTTTGAAGGATATTTGGTCTATTTTTACCCCTATCCTTACCTTAGCCTTAGGTTATGCGTTTGGTAAACGAGAAAATATTAATCGAACATAGTAACTTAAATATATAATTAAATAATACCCGCTTCGGCGGGTTTTTTTACGTCCGGAGAATGACATGGCAGGTGAGAAGAACGCCGGTAGCATCGTTTATTAAATCAGCGCCGACGTTGAGCCGCTGCTGCAGGGCGGGAAACAGGCCATTGATGCTCTGGATAAACTGGATGCTGCAGCCCAGCAGTCCGGCAAGGGAATGGATAACCTTGATCAGAGCGCATCCCAGACCGGGTCCGCATTTACTGAACTGGCTGGTTATGCCAACTCCATGGACAACCAGCTGCGCAAGCTGAACACCAACGTGAGCGGAATTGCCCGCGCAATGGAAGAGGCCCGCAGCGGTACCGGCGGCGCGAGTAGTGAATTCAGTCGAGCAGAATCCATCATCGAGGCGCTGGGTAACCAGCTGGCGGTACTGGACGAAGCGCAGGAAAATGGCGCGCGTAGTGCCGCAGTTCTGGCTGCGCAGTTGCGTGCCGGGTCGAAAGCGACAGACGAAGAAAAGCAGAAGATCGGCGAATTGACCGGGCGGCTGTTCGACATGAAAGGCGCTGCTGACACATCGATGGGCAGCAACAAGGGCTGGAAGTCCAGCATGCAGCAGGCCGGGTACCAGGTTCAGGACTTCATCGTGCAGGTCCAGGGTGGGCAGTCTGCGCTGGTGGCGTTCGCTCAGCAGGGCTCGCAGCTTGCCGGTGCATTTGGCCCTGCTGGAGCTGTATTGGGTGCGGTAATTGCGTTGAGCTCAGTTATCGCTGGCGTGCTGATTACCTCGCTGAATGGCGGTAAGAACGCCATGGATGCGCTGAAAGACGCAGCTGAAGCGATGGATAAGGTGATCACCATTTCCCAAAATGGCGTGGCCGCACTATCAGATAAGTACGCCAACCTGGCAAGAACCAACGCTGAGGCAGCAACCATCCTGAGAAATCAGGCAATGATTGAGTACAACGCTGCCATAGCGAAGATCCCCAAATCAATTAACGACGCTTCCAGCTCCATCGTTGGCTTTACTGACAAGCTGAGAACCTCTTTCGTTGGCGGTATTGCGTCGATTGATGAATTTAACAAAAACCTTTCGACAGTCGGTGTAACAGCTGACACCTACTCTGCAGCAATGGAGCAGGCAAGGAACGCCGGGGCGAAATTCACCGTTAACGCTAACGCGATCCAGAACACTGTTACCACACTCGCGGATAAATTTGGCGTATCGGAACAGCGGGCATTCGAGCTAAGCAAGCAACTCTCCGATGTGGCGAATAATCCTACTCCTGAAGCGCTGCAAAGGCTGGTCCTTGAGCTCCAGAACACGGAGAGCTCAACAAAGTCAGGCGCTGATGCCATCAGGACGTTCCTTGGTCCGCTCACAGAGCTCGTTCGAGTCGCTGGAGAGGCTCAAATCAATCTGTCCGGGATGAAAAAAGAGGTCGACAACCTTACTTCTGGCCAGAAGAACCTAATCAAACAGTCCGAGCGCAATTTGGCTCTCTCGAAATTGCAGGGTGAGGCCCGTGCGCGGCTGCAGGCGCAATATGCCGCAGAGGATGCCGGATTTGCCAAGGATGATCCGCACGCCAAGCAGATGGAAGATGATGCTGCCGCCACGTACAAAAATACGCAGGCACAGAAGACGCTTCAGTCAGAGCAGAAGAAAGGCGCATCACTGACCGATTCTATCGCCCAGAAGCTGGTGAACCTGAAACTGCAATCAGAGCTCGCTGCTGACTCAACGAATAAGCTGAGTCGCGAACAGGCCATCCTGACTGCGCAGCAGTCGCTTGGGAAAGGCGCCACCAAAGAGCAAATAGCACTGGCCGGTCAGTATGCGGCAAAAAAATGGGACACCGCCAACGCCATTAAGGCTGAAGCTGCAGCCCAGAAGCTTCTCCCTGAAGCGGCTGAGAATGCCAGTTACAAACAGGATGTTGAGGATCTGAACACCGCTCTGGCTGCGAAGAAAATCAGCCAGGAGCAGTACAACCAGACTTCAGAAAGAATGGCGGCAACGCACCAGGCTAACCTCGCGAAAATCCAGGCTCAACAGGCCGTGACGCCACAGCAGGAGTCGGTTGGTGGAGTTGATCCTGTTCAGCAGCTGGCTAACGAGAACGCCCAGAAACTCGCGCTTATTCAGTCATACGAGCAGCAGGGGCTGATTACTCACCAGAGCGCCATGGCATTGCGTGCTGCAACTGACACGCAGTATGAGCAGGCGCGTATCGCTGCCCAGTGGGAGATTTTCCGTAACCAGAGTATGGGCAATGAGTTGCTTGCCGCGAGCTTTGATTCTCTCGCACGCAATGCATCCAATGCCTTTACCGGGATCCTTACCGGAAGCATGTCGGCGCAGGAGGCTATGCAGTCTCTAGCCAGTAACGCCCTGAATAGCCTGATTAACGGCTTCGTTCAGATGGGAGTCGACTGGGTGAAATCTGCTGTGATGGGTGCTGCGGCGCAAACCTCTGCGATTGCCACCACCACAGCGGCGCAAACTGCTGGTTTAGCGACAACCACTGCGGCAAGCACTGCGGCGGCCACGACCACGATGGCTGTCTGGACCCCAGCGGCGGCCGTTGCCTCAATCGGTTCATTCGGTGGTGCTGCGGCTATCGGTATTGCTGCCCTTATCGCGGCTATGGCGATGGCTGGTGGTATTGCCGGGAAGCGCAAAAACGGCGGTCCGGTATCTGCAGGCTCTATGTACCAGGTAGGTGAGGGCGGCATGCCTGAAATCTACAGGGCCAGCAATGGCAGTCAGTACATGATTCCGGGAGACAATGGAAAGGTCATCAGCAACAAGCAGATGAATGCCGGTGCTGGCGGTAGTTCAGTGCCTGTCACCATCAACATTCAGAATTATACCGGCGCAACTGTTGATGCCCAGGCCACACAGAACGGCAATGGCGTGACAATCGACATGATTGTTGCCGATATCAGCCAGGGCGGACGCATCGGCCAGGCCATCCAGCAGAATCACCAGGCACCACGCAAAGCAAGGGGATAACATGCCAATTACGTACCCTGACTGGTTGCCGCTGGCACAGAAAGGGAAATCACCAACCACCGATACCGGATTTCGCGTCGACCAACCGACGGTCGGCGCGCCGGTATTTCAGAAATTAACCGACGACCTGAAGACGTCCTTCTCGTTAACGTGGATCTTCACACAGGATCAGCACCGGGCATTCATGCAGTGGTTGCGCAGCCCTAACTACCTCGATAACTGCAATCAGTGGTTCACGATGCCACTCGGCACCGGGACTGGAGACTCCGGTGTCGAGGTGCAGGAATTACACTTTCTCTCCTGGCCGTCGTGGTCACAGTCCGGGTCCATTTTCACGTGGAGCGGTGATGTCGTCGCGCGCGAGCTGGTCAACTCAGATGACGAGTTTGACGACATTATCATTGAGCTCCCGCCGCCATGGGCATCCTGGCTGGATATCGTTGTCACTGGCTATCCTGACGGTCGCGACCAGGAGAGTTTACCTAAGGTTCCATAATGCCGACGCTCAGAGAATTTCAAAGCCGAAGGCCAAACCGAATCCTGTACGAAACCATCACATTCTACAGCCCGGTCTTTGGCTATATCAGGCTCGTTAATAACCAGATTTTCCCCAAAACGCTTGGCGGTCAGGTCTACACACCATGCCGCATGGAGTTAACCGAAAGCCAGCAAAGCAACACGCCGATCCTTGACAGCACAGTCAAATTTGGCCGGCTGGCGCAGGACTTCAAGCAACAGCTCAAGCAGTGGAAAGCCTACTCGCGCATCACGCCTATCTCTGCGACGTACCAGCAATTTGACGCAGCCGATATGTCCACGGCCATCAAGTCATGGACGCTCTACGTCAGCGACTGCTCGATGGACGACAAGGACGTGACGTGCAGCCTGACGCGCGTAAACCCGCTCAATCGTAACGTCGGGAGGCTGTACACAGTCGAAGAATATCCGGGGCTCCAGAATGCTTAAAGACGAATGATTGCTCGGCCATGCTGCCAGAGAGGCTTGAACATTCGGCTGGTGGCCGCCGTCTCGACACGTGCGTTAATCAGTGGCGGTTTATCCCACCACCCGGGCGCGTAAGACCACAGGACTGGATCAAGATGAAGCTGCTCGTCGCGTTCGCTCAACAGCAGGACTTTGGTACCTGGCGCTACGTTATAACGCCCAATAGGCTCAGGATCGTATGCGATGTCGCGATCTGCTTCATCGACAAGGTACGCCAGATATTCTTCACGGGTTTGGGCTTGTGCAAAACGTCCACACATAGAAACCTCCAGCCAGATGTCAGACTGAAAGTATAGGGCAGGGAGAAAAAACAGATGTGCACCGAAACATTATGATTTTAAAGCAGGGGCATGATGATGGAAGTCAGCGAGGCGGTAAAGCGAGGCGTTTCGAAACTGGAAGGAGCTACGCAAAAGAGTGAATTTTTGGGGGCAAATTTGGGGGCAAAATACGGTTTGGGGGCAATTTGGGGGCAATTTGGGGGCAGTAAAAAGTCCTTTTATGTCCAATAGTGTCTTTTATGTATACCGCGTAAATGCCTGATAAACATATAAAACTTAATGTTTACATAAAGTTGCTTTGGAGGATACAATACCCCCCTATAGTATTAGGAGGGCGTATGCCGCATTCACCCGAAGATAAAAAGCGTATTCTTACTCGCGTCCGTCGCATTCGGGGCCAGGTTGATGCCCTTGAGCGCGCGCTGGAGTCGGGCGATCCCTGTCTGGCCATCCTGCAGCAAATCGCCGCCGTGCGCGGGGCTGCCAATGGCCTGATGGGCGAAATGGTTGAAATTCACCTCAAAGATGAGCTGGTGACGGGGGAAACCACGCCGGATCAGCGA